TTCTAGGATACTTAAACTGAATTGAGTACATCTTATATGTTGTATCTTCTACCTCCATAGGATAACCAGGATAAATAGAAGCGCCATCACGATATACATTAGAAAAACCACGATTCTGAGAACAGAAAGAAGCAAGGTTCTTTACATAAGCTGCATCAAGTGTTGGAGCTACAGCAGCAGTAATAGTAACATTAGTACCAACCAAATCATCAGCAGCAATAAGATTCCAACCTTGATAATTCTTCTTAGATTCAATAGTAATCTTAGCTTCTGATACAGTTACTTTAAGACCATCAAGCTCTTGATTACCAGCTTCAATCATATTAGTAAATTGGTCGCCAAGAGACTTTGCCATTTTAGCAGCAGTAGTCTTATGAGAACCATTATCTGTAACAGCCCAAGAATAACGTTCATGCTTCTCAGTACCAAGCTTAATAAGCTGAAGAGTATAATCCTTACCAGCAACAGGCTCAGGAATAGTAATCTCTGCCTTAAACTTAACACCAGCTTGAGGAGTAGAAGTTGTTACACGTGCAGAAGCAAAATCAATAGGAATTACAACTGCTTGACTATTAGGACGACCGTAAGCAATACTGAAATCAGCAGCAGGAGCAGCAGAAAGCCACTTAGAATCATCATCATTCTGCCACATACCAATAGTACCAGCAGCTACATTGGTCAAATCTTGTGGTTTACCAGTAGCAGCAAGAACTGCTGTACTAGAACAAATAAAGAGTTGTCTCATTATTATTTAAATTATAAGTTATACAATATTAGCGAGTAGTAGGTTCATAACCTTCATCTCTAGCATTATTACGGACATTCTCACGTTGCTGTTGTTGTTGAGCACCTTGAGCACCTACAATACCACCATTAAGAGCAGTACGATACAAATCTACAGCGTGTTTAACAATATCAACATGCATACTTTCTGGAAGTTCACAATCAACATCTTCACCACCAATGTCTTCATTAAACTTAACAATACCAGGCTTAGCAATATAAGACAAACGAATTTCATTTACTTTAAGACCATCACCAAAAGTATAACTTTCAGGAGTACTCTTAGTAGCAGCATCAGGTTTATCAATATAAAGTTCTATGTTAGTATCATGAATTGTAGCTACAGGACTTCTAAGACTAGGAGCCATTACAAAATCATTAACTACATCAGCAAGATATTGGTCATCAATAAGACGAATTGGAAAAATATTAGTATTGAAACTTCCACTACTCAAAGTTTTAACATAATCAATGCTCAAATCTACAAGGAAGAAATATTCAATCTTCTTAGGTTTACCTACATCAGCACTACCAGGAGTACCATATACGTTATCACCTTTTTTAATTTTAGTATCTTTAGCTTCTGTAGCAATACCAAAATTTTCAAGAGGAAGCATATAACTTGCAATATAGTTAGTCTTTGGAGTAGGAAGTGTAACTTTACCTTTCCATACTTTATAAAGACTTTTAAGAGCATTAACTTGATTAAGCTTTGAGTTATCAGTGATTACTCTATCACTGGTACTACCAATGTTTTGAGCAATCACTTGATTTACAGTGTCCGAAATGGAATTGTTCAGCAACATATCTATCTGTGAAGGCAGTATTGCTCTCACATTCTGCATACCCATTTGTTGAGCATAGTTTCTGAACATTTGATGCATTTCAGCAGTAGTCATATCTTTATCAATTAAAAGAGTTTCAATTTGTTTTCCAACTTATTCTTTAGTCCGTTATTGTCAGGGTTCTTAAAGAATGCAATAGCATCATTAATATTAGCACCAACAAACAGACCATCAGGAGTATTTATTTGTTGATTATACTCTGAACGAACAAGTTCACCTCTAGTAATAAGAATTTCGATAAATGCTTTATCGAGAAGATTCTTGTCAGTAACTATAGAATTAAACTTCTTAGGGTCTTCAGTAGCGAACTTCATAAGGTCATCAACTTGTTCAAGAGAAGTCTTATTAAGACCATCAGAAATGTTAAGACCATTAGTTCTACAATACTGAATATAAGCAGCACTAACTTTACTAGGTGAAGATTGAAGTTCAACAAGACGTTCAATAGCCTTCTTACGTTCAACAATAAGCTTAACCTTACGATTCTCTTCTTTAGCAACATCTTTAATAAAGAAACGAAGAGTAGCATTACTATTAATAAACGCTTCATCTTTAGCTACATCAGGATAGTTAAGACAATGACGCCAAATAATATATTCCTCTACGTTATCAGGCATACCATACTGGTACTTAGTTTGCTCAAGACGAGTAATAGCTTCATCACGTTTAACAGCAGCTTTATAAAGCTCTGCTTCATTAGAGCGGTCTACCTTTTCATAAGCTGCAAGAATTTTATCTTCCTCAGCTTTAACAGCGAGATAATCTCTTTTATGATTATAATGGAAAGAAATATTAAGTTCCTTATCTCCATCATTAACATCAAAGAAAATGTTATTAAGATAACCTTTAACTCTAGTAACGAAGTCTGGATGATTAGCAGCAACACCAATAATTTCTGGATAATAAGCAGCTAGCTCACCTTTATCACTCATAAGAATACGTACAGACTTAACAGAAGAACCTATAGTAGCTTTAGGCTTACCAAGAGCTTGCATATTAATTCTACGATAAGCAGAATAATTACGAACAGAAGAAATAACTACAGTCTTCTTTTCAAAATATGGAGCATCAAGTTCTGCCTCAAGAGCAGCTTTTTCTTTAGCTTCTAATTCAGCTTGTGTCTGGTCTGCTGAAGGATTTAAATCTTCAGCAGGAGTATTATCATTTCCACTATTTGCAGGACTTCCTTTTGGAATTTCAATTTTAATATCAGTCATAGCAATCAAATTTTTAAAATATTAGAGTACACACTTGAGTTGGAAGAACTTAGTGTTACGGTCAACTTGGAGACCATAAGAATCCTTAACCTCATAACGAGATACGTCAATGTCTGTAGACAGAGTATTAGCAGGGAAACCACCCCATGATGCAGGAATTGGAGTAAGACCCTTAACAACTCCAGCAATATGCTCTTGACCCTTCATACGTACCTTACGAATATTATTGTGACCATCATAAGAAGATGTATCAAGCATAAATGCTTGGTGAGAAGTCATTGGAAGACCAGTACGAGGATGGATATAACCATTGTCACGAGCATTGTCTGCAAAAGTACCACGGTCAAGGAAACCAAGATGCTTGAGAGTAATCATGTGACCATCAACAGTCTTATACTGACGGAAGTAATTACCATAAGAAAGACCACTCTTAGATTCACTAATCATCTTGTCACCAAGAGGAGTAATAAAACCATTATCACGAGCATCATTCTTGATAGCACGGTCAAAGTCCTCAACAAAACCCTTACCACAAGCAAGAACTACATCCATATTACCAGTATCAGTATTGCGGTCAAGAATATCACCGATAGTACGATTCAACTTATTAAGAGTAAGTTCCTCTCCATAAGTATCATAATTACTTTCACGACAAATCTGTTGCATACCAGCAGTATGTGGAATAGGCTGACCATTGTCTTCATCAATAAGAGTAATCTCACCATTTACAGTCTTGTTATACTCTGCAAACCAAAGACGCTCTTCATTCATAACACGTTGCTGAAGCTCAAACTGGCGCATCTCCTCATTCATCCAAAGATTAGTAGTACCACCACCATTAGTCTTAAACTCATAAGTAACAACAGTATTACTAATATTACCAGCAATCTCTTTACTATAACGATGGAACTCAAGTTGAGAAGTCATCTTACCAGGTCCCATAGTATTAGTACGATTACCCTTTGAGAAAGACTCTGGAATAGTAGGAGCAGTCAAAGACCAAAACATACCTACACCAAGATTCTGAGCTACATTAACGTAAGCATTTGGATTAGGATTTGTAATACGAAGACGATACAAATAACCACCATGAGAACCATGACCAAGGTCTTTCATAATACGAACTTGAGTTACACCATCAGGAGCAATCAAACCATACTGCTCAATGAACCAGTGTGTCTTAAACTCAACTTCAAAAGTAGCACCACCTTTACCAGGAGTTGCATTAGCAGTGTTAAACCAAAGTACAGAATCATTGAACTTCATACGACCCATAGTCTTCCAAGTCCAATCTGTAGTAGTAATATCTACTACACCAGCAGTACCTTGTCCTTCTGTAAGGAAATTAAGTGGGAATCTATCATCATCCATACCAAAAGTATAGGTGAGCATAGAATTAATCTCACTAGGTTTGGTAAGCATAAGATGAGCAATAGTTTCCTCATTAGAATAACCACGGTCATCATAGTTACCACGTTGCACTTCACGAATTGCGTACATAGTTATTAATTAATTAATTAAACATTTAGCTAAATTGAATATTATCAATAGCTTTATTATTATTAGTTTGTGGCTTAGTAATTCGTACAGCACCATGACCTTTATTTCCTTTGCTAACGAGCTTTAAGGTTTTAACCTGCTCATTATTAATAGCCATTTTAACAAGGTCTTTATAAGTTCCACCTGTGAACATTAACCAAGCACTAAGTAATTCTTGATTAGTAGCTTCCTCTGGAGATTGATTAGCAAGAGCACGCTCATAAGCAGTAGCAATATTACCATCTTCATCTTTAATACCACGAGAAAGATAATCATAGAAATCATTTGGAGTAACAGTAACTTTCTGTCCATTAACTTCTTTAACAAGAGATTCAGGAAGTTTATATCCTCCAATTTCACGTTTATCAATAGTATCTTTAATACCTTTCCAATAAGCAATAGTTTCAGCTTCATCTTGTTGACGTTGAGCTTCTGCTTGTTTAGCATAAGCTTCATC